CACCCAGCTGGATATGCTCCAGCATTTGGACCGTGTAGTGATCCTATCTCACTTGAGTTGGGTGCGAGTTCAATTTTACCAGTTTTCTTCAGGGTTTTGTCTTCACAGTTTACATCTGCGAGGAATTATAGACATTCCCAGCTCGCTTTTTATAGATGGTTTCGGACATCTTGAAGATTTTAATCCACTTCACGGATGTAAGTAAGTGCGCCACCGGCCGCTTTAGCGACGGGATTTGGAGCTCTTAAGAGAAGATTCGCAAGATACTCAGACGCTCTAGATTTAATTGACCGAGAAATGTACTCAACAGATTTACCAAAGAAATTGGTAGCCTCAGAAGAAACCTTCTGGGTAACTGCGTGCACAACCTGGTTGTAAACAGGAGCTGGCGTAGCTGCCAAAGCCAAAGGTTCAGAGTCGATAAACAAGTATTCAATATGAACAATGAAATCAACGAACAGAACATTAGCTGTAGCAGGTCCACCACTAATAGCAATAGAAACAGGATTAAAACCTGCTCCAGTGAAATTAGAGAATGGATTAACGCCAGGTAGATAGAAGAGCTGAGGCATTTGAGATGAATGCTCAGAAATGACTGTCACGTCCTTGGCCTCGATGAGAGGAACGTTAACAACTTTAGACGCTGAATAAGTGTCAATGTTGTAAACCGCAAGTTTAGAACAATCAGGATCTCCGTAACTACGAATGTGTACCATGCCAGATGTGGTTAGCATCGGCGCGATGTTTTTGATGCGCAAGCCGGCAGAAACAACTCTGTACTGAGATGCTCCAGTTAAAATGGGCACCTTAGCTCCAGTCCAATTCAACGCACTAGTCGCGACTCCGGCCGCTACTGTAGCAACGTTTATCATTCCGCTACCATCACTAGATATTCTAGGATCGAAGACGAATGATAAATAACCGTTAGCATCTGTTGAAAAGACGGTATTGAATTGCACGCTATAAGGCAAAGTTCTCGCAGATGATTGATCCGGGTACTTAGAGCCTCTAGCGTGTTCACAAAATGGGTCTATCAAACCGCAGACTGCCTCAACATTCTTTTCGAAAGAATCGGGCTGTCTTTTGACTCTAGGAGTCGGCGGGGCTTTGGGTTTGGTTGAAGTGGGTTGTTGTTGTTTAAGCTTGCTAGGCTTCTTGGAAGTTGGTGTGGCTTTCTTAATCATCAAAATTTTTCACCTTCATCGTCAAAAGGCGCATCGGGACGATCCGAAGGAGCTTCGTAATCGAAAAGATCAACGAACTCCATAAATCTTGGATGATATCGAAAATTGTTCAAAGCTAACATCTTATCCGACCAACAAGATTTATCATACATGCAACCAACAAAGAATTTTTCAATGTTGTCGCCGTAAGAACCTTGGGCAGTAAAAGTAGTAGAACAAAAGGAGAAGACATCTTCTTGAACAGAATAATCAGTTATTACGTAGCCTAAACGTTTGTAAAGACTAGTGCACCGTTCATTAGTGTCAAGATTATCATCTCCAGCACACTTTTGGTAACGCAATGGCTTGCCAATGACGTTAGCAACTTGCTCCGAAACATAAGCTCTCTTAAAAGAATTAGATGAGAAAGTGGACAGAGCTCCCGAGGTAATTAAACCAACGGGGGAAGAGAAAAGTGTACCTCGGGACGTTTGCAAAATGCGAAACGCCTCAATGACGCTCATTCCAATAAGGGCATGCAAGTGTTTCTTGCTGCCGACTAAGTTGAATTGATTATCAGTGAGTCCCATGGAATATGCTCTTCTCAATAAATCCGCTAGATGAGTGTCGAATCTATTTGAATACTCCCATCCTTGAACGTCTGACGACGTGAGTGGAGCGTTAGATAGAAATTCTTCATACATCTTCATTGTTTCTTCTTGAGTAGTAATATCCAGAGCAACAGCTGTAGAAGTGATGCTGAGTTGCTCGTCATAAAGCATATCACCAATGATAAAGCGAGAAGCCATATTATCGATAACTGAAACCATACATACAAGTCGAGGTTGTTTCTCTAGCTTGCGCGGTTCGCTTTTGACTTTGAGTAAAACGCAGTCAGTGAAATTATTGTCGACTAAGAACGACGCGAATTTCGCTCGAGATTCAGGGTCCATTAAGAAAAGGGAAATAAATTCAGACGGATCTTTTAAAAAGACGTCATAAAAACATTCCCCAAGTGTTTCATAATTGAACAATCTATTCTCAACGGACTCTTTGAATTCGTCGTAATAAAGATCGGCCAATGGTTCATTAGTACTAGTAACGAACACTAGAGGCGCACCTGGTGATTTCGAGGGTTTGACTTTAGAAAATGCGGCCGCAAAATAATCGCCAACAATAACGTTTCCGTTAAAGAAGCAATCATAAGCTTGGTTGTTAACCGGCCACTTAGATAATAAAGTCATGAGTGATTTGTCATAGATAAATATACCTGTGGTGTCCCTTTCCAACGTAGGGACGGACCTAGACAAATTGTATTTGAAAAGCCTTACTGTCGAGTCCTCAGAGCAGCCAGCTTGCGGTTCAAGCGGCGTTTGGCTGATTTTGTCGTGCTCCGGGCCTGTGGCGAAGTACCATCCTGAACAGATTCGCTGGGCTGCGCTTGTGGTGGCACAGCACTCGGCGGGCTTGGATTCTCTTCGTTTCCTACAGGTTCCAACATAGACAATTGCATCGAAGGATCCACTTTCGGGTTGCGGCTCAGAAATTCTAATATTGGAGCAGTTTGCGAAAGGTTTACGTGCAACCTCGAGAGGTGCTTCAACATCGCAAGGCGAAGTGCATCCAGCGAGCCCCAAGTAGTGCTTGCGGCTAAGGCGTTGGATAATATCTTCCAATTCTTCAATATCATGACTGCGTCTGAATAAACGCAGGCTCCGAACTCGTGTTGAATCAAAAATAAAGTCGGATCCGAAGTCGTCAATAACTCCATTTCCTTCACGTACTTTCCAGTCTTGTCGAGGTCTGCTAAGGTAAGAGGCGCTTGTAGGGCACCGGTCACTAAAGAAACTAGTTTGCAGGCTCTTTGATAAGAAGCCGCATTTCCAGCTTTTCGTGACATGACTAACGTAGGAGATACCTGCGACGCCTGCGACCCCGGCAATGCATATTGTGCAGGTTGCAATGCAATCCGAATTGCCGACTTGCTCTTCGCAAGTGGCGGTGGTGCACGCAACGTCGTAGATGGCGGTTGTATTGGCTTCGACGACAGCGGGGGAGGCGGCGGGACTGAAGTAGGTTGTGAGGAGGGTTGCGGCAAAGAAGCAAAAGATACTTTCTTTGGAGTAACCGAAGTAGACTGACTTACTTTTCCGTTCAGTTTTTGACTCGTTTTTACCGAGGTGGCTTCCTCTGATTGAAAAGGGCGTGACTCAATGTATGCGGTAGAAGAAGTGTTTTCTTGAGTAACTTCACTAGCTTTGATAACCAAAGACGGAGAAGATCCACTTTCCAAATGCTTAGCATTTTCATCAGCGTATCTTCTGAGAACTCCTCTGTACTCAGGGGAGCTTATAGTGTAGCCTTGCTCGAGAATTTCCTCAAGCTCATCCAGCATACGTCCTTCAGCTTTTTCGTATTCAAAGTCTAAATCAGCATTACGCTTACCTTTGATTTTAATACGAACGTTGTAGACATCAGCCCAATCAGCGTCTACATAACCTCCTCTAGTACTAGACATTCCATAATGCAAAGCATGACGGATTTCAT